TCAGCATCGCCTCGGCGTGCTTGTCGAGCATCTCGGCCATGTCGCGCATGTCCGGCGCATTGCCGACGGCCATGCCCCACGGCGCGTGAATCATCAGCACGCCGTTCTCGGCCATGCGGACCTGATTGCCGGCCATCGCGATCAGGCTGGCGATCGAGTACGCCACCCCGTCGATGTGGGTCGTCACCTGACCGCCGTGGCGGCGCAGGGCGTTGAAGATGGCGAGCCCATCGGCGACGCTGCCTCCGAACGAGTTGATGCGAACGTCGAGGTCGCCGCGCACGCCAGCCAGTTGTTCGGCGACGGCCTTGGCGTCGATGGACTCCTCGGCGTCCCAGCTCTGCCCGATGTCGCCATAGATGCGAAGCTCGGCGCGCTGCTGGCCCTTGGCCTGCAGGTGGTAGCGGTTCACTCTGTCGCCTCCTCGTTGTCGTCGTCAGGCTCTGGCGTATCCAGCGGCGGTGCGTCGAGCGGCAGCGCCTGCTGCATCGGATCGGCCTCGATCTCGGCATCCACGCGCACCGGGTCGCGGCCACGCTCGCGGATGCGGCCCCAGCGCGAGTCCATGCGCGTCTCGAGCAGCAGCTTGTCGGCTGTCGCCTGCTTTTCGTCGTCGATGGTCGGCCGGGCCGGGCCGCGGAAGTCGGCCGAGAAGTAGGTCGCAGGATCAGCCTCGCGCGGGAAGCGGATCAATCCGGCCAACATCGCCGCGCGCAGCGCGGGCTCGTACTCGACCGGCCTGACGAAATCGCTGATGAACTGGGCGCGCAGCGTCTCGATGTTTGGCCAGTTTTCCGACTGCTCCTGCCGAGCGGCAGAGAAAGCCTTGTCGTATTTGCCAGCAAAGGTGCTGTAGCCGAGGCCGAAACCGGCCGCTGCGCGCCGCAACTGGTCGTCGATGAACGGCGTTGCGTCGGGGTTTGGGATCTCGGGCTTGTACCACTGCAGGCTTTCGCCCGGCAGAAGGTCCGACAGGATCTGGCCGTGCTCCATGTCCCAGAATGACCGGTCCTTGGTGCGGTCGTCGCTTTCGACCGAGTAGGAGGTCTTGCCGTCATAGCTGACGGTATCCGGCGCGCGATTGATGTGGCCGATGATGTGGGCTGCGATCTTGGCCGCGACGCGATATGCCTCCTCGAAGGTGGACACGTCGTCCAGGCGGTAAATGGCCGCGTGGAACATCGGCACGCCGCGCGTCTGGCTGATGCGCCGCCGGGTAAATTTCAAGTGCGAGATCTGCGCGGCCGGAATCGCCTCGGTCGCCTGCGCCCAGCCGGCGGCGCCGGTCAGCCAGATGTCGGACGCCGACCGCTGGTAGAAGTGGTAAGCAAGCGGCCTGCCCCAGGCATCTTTCTCGATGCCCTGCACGATGGCGTTGCGGCCCGTCCCGGCAACCTGGAGCAGTTCCAGCGGCACCCAGTCCGGTTCGATCAACTGCACAAGGTGCGGCACCGCGGCCGGTGTCACGCGGCGCGTGATGCGCCGCGCGAACACCTCGCCGTCGCGCAGCCACGACCGGCACACTGTCCACTCCTGCTCGCCCCTGGTGAACTCGCCGGTGACGTTCACGTCGCGCGACCAGCAGCCGGGGATGGACTCGTCCAGCAAGACCCGGCGGACCTGTTCGTTCACCTTCTGCAGCAGCCGGCCCTTGCGGTCGCGCACCATCGGCTCGATGGTGATGCCGGCGCCGACGATGAAGTTGGCGAGCTTGTCGAGGGCGCCGGTCACCACATCGACGTTCTGATCCATCCACCGCGCCCAGTCGCGCAGGCGGGTCGATGCCGTCGCGGTGTCGGCGTCGGCGCTGCCCTTGGCGGGCGGCAGGGAATGGTCTTTGTTGCTGGACCCGGCCTGGTAGGCGAGCGGCAACTTGACGACCGCGGCCATCAGGGCGAGTAGTTCAGGTTGAAGCGGGACACCGTGCGGCTCGGCCGCCCCGACGCCCGTGCGATGTCCCGGCGCAGCCGGTCGGCGATGCGCTCGAGCTCGGCCGTGGACTTGTCCTGATACGAGACCGTGCGGTCGCCGAAGGTGACCGAGCGCAGGTTGTCGGACGATCCGCTCAGGATCGCCTCGATGGTCGAGAGTGCGGCTTGCGCCTCGGCCAGTGTCATGGCCGGCTTATAGCCGACCGGTGGCTGTCTGCCAAATTGTCAGAATTGACCGAAAGCGTGTTTTTGTGGTAGCGGAAACTTGATTAATACTTCGGCCGCGGCGGCTTGTGGCCTATGGGCTGGCGACGCTGGCCGGGTAGCGGCATCGCCGTGAAGTTCGGCGCCGGCTTTTCCCACGCCGCCATCTTGCGCGCGGCGGTGTCGAGGTCTGGATCGAGCAGCTTCAGCGCGGCGTAGGCGTAAATCCTGCAGTCCAACGCCTCGTTGCGTGGGCGCAGGCGAGTCCAGCGCCGCACCGGAACGCCGTTGCTGACGGCGGTCATCAGTTGCTCGGCGGTCAGTTGCAAGTACCACTCCTCCGGCCGGTCGGCTGGGAAGTGGCAGTACCCCGGCCCGGGCGCGACGACCTTGGCGAGGCGCCGGTAGAGGATCGACTTCGCCTCGTCCACCCCGACCAACTGCGGACGGATGCGCTTGCCCTGCCGGTTGGCCAGCCGCCGCGCCCGCTGTAGCACGTTCTCGACCACCGGCCGTGCGCCTTCTACGCCTTTGAGCGGCCAGACGGTCGCCGACCCGAACCGCAGGCAGAACTCGTAGCCCATGCGCGGCAGATAGCCGGTGTCCAGCCCGGCCGCCGCAATCGGCATGTCCGCGCCGCGCGCGTGCCGGTAGGTCTGCCGCAATGCCTCGGCGAGATCGTCCCAGACTTCCGGCTGGGCCGTGACGCCGGGCAGGATGCGGTAGTCGATCGACCAGGACTCCTCGCCGCTCGACCAGCCGACGACCTCGAGTTCGATGCGGTCTGCCTGGACATCGATGCCGGCGGTCAACAGGCCGATCTTCTCAGGCACCTCGGCCGCATAGGTTTCGGCCCGCGCCATCAGCGGGTGGGCATCGACCGACTCACCAATCTCCTTCCACGGCTGACCGAGCACAGTATTGACGAACGTCTTGCGCTTCTCGGCCGAGCCCTCGGACGCTAGCCAGTCCCGCACCGCATCGCGCCAGGAATACCACCCGAGCGGGGAGTACAGGCTGGACAGATGGAAGCCGACCGAATGCCCGTTGCCAGACTGCGTCGCCCGCCACTCGCCGCGCGGCAGCATGACGTGCTTGGCCGACTCGTCGATCAACGACCCGCAATGCTGACAGGCCAACGCAACCTGCTCGGGCGTCGCCTTGTTCCACTGCAGCCGCTCCCACTCGATGGTCTGATACTCGCCGCAGTCGGGGCACGGGACGAAATACTCGCGCTTGTCCGACTGCTCGTAGAACGGCTCGATGGCGTCCACGCCAACCAGCGTTGGCGTGCTGACGATAAACACCTTGCGATTGCGCCGGAACGTCGCCGTGCGCCGCAGCGCCAGGTCGATGGGATCGCCCTCGCCGTCCAGGTCGGCCGGGTAGGCGCTGGCCTCGTCCAGGAACAGGTAGCGGGCAGGCATACTCCTGAGGCCCACTGCGGAATTGGCGCCGGTCAGGATCAGCGTGCCGCCCACGAAGTCTTTCTGGAACAGCGTATTCCCCGTGTCCCTGGCGCGTGGGCTGGATACCTTCGCGCTCAACTCGGGCACTGCCGCCAGCATCGGCGCGAGGCGGGACTTGCTGGCGCGCTTGGCCATCTCCACGGTCGGCGTGACGTACAGCATCGGCCCCGGCGCGTGGTGGATGACATAGCCCATCCAGTTGTTGCCGGCCTCGGTCGCGCCGATCTGCGCGCCCTTGCGAAACACGATTACCTGCTCGGGCCGCGTCGCCGACAGGCAGTCCATGATCTCCCGCAGGTACGGCGTCCGGCTGGTTCGCCACGGCCCGGGCTCGCTCGATGCGGCCTGATCCAGGATCCGGTGGCGGTCGGCCCACTCCGACACGGAAAGGTCCGGTTCCGGTAGCACCGCGCAGGCGTATGCCGACAGATAGCTCACGATTCCCCGGCGACTGCCTCGGAAATGCGCTGCAATGCAGCACGCACTTCGGCCCGCAAGATGGCCGCCATCTGCCGTTCGTCCTGACCGATCAGCAGCGCCGCCACCCGATCCGGCAAGGCGAGAAAAGCGTCGCGGACAATGCGGGCCGCCTGGTCGGCGCTTGCCTGAACTTCCGCCATCGGCATTAGATCGCCGCGCTTCTGCGCCAGCTCGATCTCGGCCAACTCGGCCCGCGCCGCCTCGCGCTTGGCCTGCGCGGCCTTGTATTCCAGGTAACTGTCTTTGCTCTCGGCCTCGTAGGCCGCCGGCTTGCGGCCAGCTCCAACCCGGCGTCCGCCGTGGCCTGGTGTCGTCTTTTCGTCACCTGACATTTTGGCAGTCAAATGTTTGACGCTTTCACACTAGGCCGATGACGGGGTTTGAATTACCCGCGGCTGCGCTGCACAAGAAGGACCCACGCAAGTGATTGATCGGTAACGCATTGTCCTAAAGACCCTGCTGGCGTCGTGGGGAGCAATTTTTTAAATAGCTAGCCGTGACAATGACTTAGGCGCTTTTTGTTTTTCCAGAGTGGCTAAGCACGCGCTTATATTTGCCTGCCAGTTTGGCATGGTGCGGTGCATCATCTGCCGGCTACCCATTGTGCGAAGTACTTGTTGACGAACTTCGGCGTCTGCCTCGCATATTCCTTGCGCGCAATCTCGAAGAACGGCCATCGTTTGGTGTACTGCGGCACCTTGCGTCCTTCGTCGGGGAAGATCAGCACAGGACGGATGCGTTCGTTGCCTCTGCCCTCGCCAATCGCCCACACACCAAGGGTTTGTTTCTTGCCGAGTCTGCCAAACCAGTAGGTGCGCCTGCCACGTTGCTGGCTACGCACGCCACGGCGGGTGTCCTTGGACTTGACGACATCAGTGATCTGCGCGCGATCCACCCGGATGCCGAGCGCCGACAGGATCTTCTGCAGCTCGGCGATGTTGCCGTAGGGGTTGAGCTTGGCTGCCGCACCTGGGACGTAGTAGCCACCCAGGCGTTGCTCTGACAACTTCTGCGGACGCCCTCCACCCAGGACTTGCGGCAGCAGGTAATGCGGACGCACGCCACCCGTCTTTGTGCGGTACTCCTTCAAGCCGACCTCGGCCTGCAACTTCTGCGGGGTGGAGAACTTCACCGCGAACGACTTGATGGTGAATGGCGTGGGCTTGTCGAACGCACCGAACGTCGAGCCGATCAGCGCATCGCGCATCTCACCGGCCGAGGCGTTGACCACCTTGCTGGCCAAAGCCGGCGCATTGCGGGCCAGCAGGTCGAACTTGCGCTTGACCTCGGCGAGGCCACGGATCTCGAGGCGGATCGAGTCAGTTGCCATCACCCTCTCCCTTGTCGATCCCCGCCAGCCGCTTGAAGGCGGCGCGTCGCGCCACCGATTGCGGTCGCGGGTCGCGCTGGTAGCCGTACATGAAGTGCCGCATGTTGGAGTCGAGGAAGGTGCTGCTTTGCGGTCCACCGATGACGATTCCCGTCATGCGTTCTACTGCGGCTGTCCAGTAGGCGACGTTTGGATGACCGTCCTCGACCCTGCCGGATTTATGGTGGTGATAGTC